ACAAGCGATGTGCACCGACATGCGCTTGGTGACATACTTGGCTATGCTGACTATTCCACAACGTCTGGCACTCATGAAGGGTTTCATTGCAAGCCACCTATGAAAACCAACGCTGGTGATTGCGGCGAACTCTGGTTACACACAAACCATGCTCTCGCACGTGGACACCAGTACATTTGTGGTGAGCACACGAGTGGGAGCAAGTACTCTGCAGCATGTTGCCCTATCACTAAGCAGATGCTTGAGACTCTCATCAAAAACACGCCCAAGGGTGTGCTTACTGGCCTTGTCAACCAGTCGCTCACTGTCTCTCTTCCCAAGATGCAACCTGTTGGGGACCAAACTGCGTCGTTTTTGAAGACCCCTCTTGTTGGTCTCATGCCCAAGAGTGAGACCCAGCACATTAACCGGAAGAACACGATCATCCCCTCTCTTGTCGCCAACGCACTTGCTGGCACAATTATTCGTGATCCTGTCACCGGTGAGGATGTTGAGCTCACGAAGACGATGCACCGCCCCGCTCCTGTTCACCAAGCGGAGAACATCTTCTTTAAGACCCAACCAAGTGACTTCGTGTTCACTCCCCAGGTCGATGCATTGTGGGAGGCTTGTTCCATTGAAACCCTCCATGAGATCATGAAACACATGCATCCACGGTTCAAGCGTGGTGTTCCTGAACCGACGTGGGACGAGGTATTCAATGGTATACCAGAGCTTGGTATACCCCCTATGGTTCTCGACACGTCCGATGGTTACCACCCAGACTTCAAGAACACCTACCCAGGTAAGACTGAACACCTCTACCGTGGCGACGACGACAGGCTTTATCCAAAACCAGGGGTTACCGAACGGCTTGATAAGAAGGAGGCCATGCTCAAGAGTGGTGAGATACCACAGACCTTTCTCATCCCCAATCCAAAAGAGGAGCTTCGACCAATTGAGCCGACTACTGAAGAAACCAAGGCTAAGCTCATGCCTGAGGTTGATTCTGGTTTTTCAGTCAAACGTGCTCGCAAGACTGAGACCTACGACTTTGACTCAGCTGCTATTGGCCGAAAGTACACTATGTTGTTCACTGCCGCCATGATTTCTGGTCGTATCCACAATTCACAGGCTCTTGGCTGTGACCTTAATGGCAGTGACGGCATCTTGCTCCACAACATGATGGGCGTGCACCCACACCATCTTGATGCCGATGCTGAGAACTTTGACGCTTCCCGTCCTTCACGGGAAAACTACCATTATGCCCACAGGCTCAAGGATTTCAACCAAGCAGTTTGCCCATCACTTGCACAGGGAACTGTTGCCGTCGTTACAATGATCAGGCAGGTGGTTGTGATCTTTGGGAGGTACGTGACTGTCTCTAACAATGAGCTTCATTCTGGTGCCCCTGACACGACCACTGAAAACGGCTTCCGGGGACGGACTAATATCCGTTACTGCTGGAAGCGTCTGCTTATGGATAAGCCTGAGCTCCAGTTGGAGGACATGGACATTCTTGCCAATGTCTACTCCATCCATTACGGTGATGATACGTACGCCAACACGCGCGTACCAGAGTTTGATTTTCCTTGTCTTGAGAAGTACTCCAAGGAGACCAACATCAAACTTACCATGGCAGACAAGCTTGGGAAGACTGTCTCATTCCTGCCACGCGAGCGCACGATATTCCTTGCTCGCCAATCCTTCAAGGATGCCCAGGGTCTCATTTGGTGGCGTCTACGACCCAACACTATGAATTCCATCTACTCATGGATTTACAGCAAGGGCGCCACACACAAGACATCGACCACTGTTGTCTGTGAGGCCTTTCTGCGTGAGCTTGTGATCTATGGCCGCTCTCAATTCGAGCATTGCAAGAAGAAACTCAATACCGCCCTCGCTCTCGCTGGTTGCGAGCCCGTGACCATTGAGTTTGGACCAGTGCGGTCCAAGATTCTCGCTGCTCGTGGCCAAGCACATCCAACCCCAGCCCCTTATGTGGAAGCTCATGATACCATGTTACATGGTGTTCACATTCCCTCGGCTGAGGAAGACCCATTTGCCGGTATTAATTTTGTACCGGTTGGAGCCTCCCGCACGCAGATTTCTGGGCTAGAAAACCAATCTGGCCACCACGGCGACTACGCCTTGTCGCGGTTGACCCTCCAGAACACTATGGGTTTGTTGTCGAACACTTACGGGTTGATTGACATGAACATGCAGCACCTTGACCTTACTCCTGATGTTAAGGAGCATCTGTCCAAGCAAGTTCAGATTGTTCGGGCTCAGAACGACGCACTCATTGCCTGTTTTGCTGCGACACACTCTGCCGACCATCGAGAGAGTTGTCCGACTCTTTTTATGAAGGACACCCCTGAACAACGCGACGCTCGTGTTGTTAGTGTGCACAAACTCCTTGGAGAGTTTACGCGGACTATTATTGGAAAGGGTGAGGTGATCAACCTTTACGCCTCAGATCCAATTGAGTTCGACAGGGTCGATTCCACATCCCGTGAGGTCCAAGACGCCTTGAATGCTGCCTCAGTCCCAAATATTCTTGACGAGGTTGCTTATGCTAACTCTGCTTTCAAGAAGGTTGGTATGCTCTCCGACATGGAAGATCAAGCGGCCAAAGACATCCCACTCGACGGTGATTCTCGAGCGATCTCCGACCGCGGTGTTGACAACACCGCGGGTATCACTAAGAGTTTTGACGACATGGGAGTCGTCAAAGTGAGTGCGGCCAAAGAGATTTGGGTCGCCCCGAGTGTCACTTCTTCCAAGCGTTTCCCAACTAAATCGGAGGAACAAGTTGACGCTCTCAACCGCGTGTATCCAATTGCCGACATTGTTATTCCAACAACTGCGGCTTTTGGAGACGAGCTTGCTGCGTTCTCCTTTCCTGAGGACGCATTCAATCCTACGATCGTCGCACGAGTTGCCAGGAATAAGTTTTTCCGTGGTGGGGTTAAACTCACCCTTCGCTTCAACGGCAACATCAACACCACTGGCCTCTTGTTCGTGTCGTTTTTGCCCTTCTACGACGGAGCATCCGCCAACTGGCGCACCCAACAATGGGGTTGGGTTAACCTTCCACATACCCTTATGTCTTTG